GTGTAGTGACAGTATCGTCACGATTTTGTACTATTCCCACATAATCCGTACCTGCATACGAACAAACAGTTATGAACGGATGTGTTTGATTTAATTTTTTGAAAAATTCTTGATCTGCCATTATCTTTTCATGTAACTTATTATTTACACAAAAAATAACAAATTAATTATTTTGGGACAGATAAAATAGTATTAAGTTTTCAACGTTTTACATTTTTGAAAATGAAACCGCATCATAACAGGTCCGTTTCCGATTTTGTGACAGTGGGGGCAAACATATTCTTTTTTTGGTACGCCTTTTAACATTTTGCTTTTTGCTTGTATAATTTCTAACGATTGCTTTTTTCCTTTATTTGGAGAAGGTTTTCCTTTATGTGCATTAGACAAAGCAATACAATGTTCTTCTGAAAATTTTTTACCTTTTTTACTAGTACTGATGTTTAATTTATGTTCTTCTGAAAATGTTCTTCCCCTCAAAGCCAAACTGGTTTTGGGATTTTTAATTCCCCTGCGCATTCTTCCTCGTTTTGTAGATGCCTCTTTTGAAAATCTATAACCTGTAGCTCCTTCTCCGCCGTCAGTTTTATTTCTTAGTATTCCAGTATTTAAATCTTTCCGTCCATACCATTTAATCATTCTTCTTTCTATTGCAAATGCCCCTATCTCGCTAAGGTTAGATTCAAGTATGATAATTCTTGTTTTGTTTTTGGGTGGTTTTATACCCTTATCGTGAGTATTCCATGCTCGGATATTGTATCCCTTTCCAATATAGTATGGGGTGTTATCTTGTCTTAAATATGCATACACATAAAACCCTGTGGGAGGGTTTTTTCTTGAATAAATAGTCATGCTGATTGCTCCTTGTAAGCGTTAGAGTAGTTGGGAACGCCAATTCCGCGAACTACACTTTTATTTATTCCATTTGATAAATATTATTATGATGATAGGAGACGAAACTTTGTATGAGCTATTCAACCGCGGTTTTTTTATATACCCAGAGACAAATCGTTGTCCTACTGTCTGGAAATTCAGCGAGACGATATATGCCGGTCTACAGTAAACCATTAACACTACACAAAGGTGTGGACAATAGGATAGATTTTCAGTTCTTGAACCAGGAACAAAAACCGGTTGACATCACAGGCAAAGACATAACCTGTAGAATCATTAGCTATGATGGGTCCGAAGTATTATTGTCAAAGGCACTTACCTTACAACTCCCAGCAAATGGCATCGCAGCATTGATATTAAACGCGGCTGATATAGAGAATTTTCCTGCACAAAAAGCATATTATTCACTAGAGATTCCAGTAAGTTCATTTAACTATCCAGTATTCGTAGATCAAAATGCAGGAGCAAGAGGCGATATGTTTATCGTTAATTCAGTATTGCCAGCATTTATTCCTTCAATGCCGATCACAATTCCAACTGGACAACCTTTCCCTAATCTTAATCCCAATGCAAATGCAAATACAACTGCAAATACTTATTTCAGCAGTGTAATCAACACCGAAAACAATCCTATACTTACATTGCAAACTCATTATGATGGGTATTATGGTAATGTAACCATAGAAGGTTCAACAATTGTTGATAATGATTGGTATCCAATAACCAACGAATCGTACAGTAACCTAACCGAGACAAAAGGTTACACAATTGTAGGTTATCATCCTTATGTAAGAATGAACTTTACAAGCAATGTCGGCGTGGTAACTAATATCCTAGCACGATAATCCTTTATAATTGTTTTTACACCTAATTACAGTTATACTGTAATGATGTTAGATATATTGTCCATTATTCCAGGCAACAAGAAAAAGACCCAAAGTGGCTGGTATAGCTTCAATGGGGTATGTTGTCATCATCGTGGACATAATCCAGACAAGCGTGGACGGTCTGGATTAAAGTTTGACAATAATAATTGGTCAATACATTGCTTTAACTGCAATTTCAAATGTGGATTTACATTAGGCAAATCTATCAGTAAGAATTGCAGAAGTTTTCTAGCTTGGTGTGGTATCGATCAAGACCAAATCAATAAATGGAATCTGCAAAGTTTACAAAACAAAGATGCATTAGATTTAATCACACAAAAGCCAAAAAAGATCAAAATCAAGTTTGACGAATACAAAGTTAAAGAAGGTATAGCAATAGATGTTAATAATAGTGACCATGAAATCTATGTTAAATATCTAGCAAGCAGGCATATTGATGCTACACGCTATCCTTTCTTGATTACTCCTGATGTTGCGGGTAGAAATCGCAACAGAATCATCATACCTTATTTTTACAAGAACAAAATTGTAGGACAAACAAGTAGGTATATTGATAACAAAATTCCAAAATACATTAATGAGCAACCAGAAGGTTATGTATTTGGCATAGATTTTCAGAAACCAAATTGGCAATATTGTGTTGTCACCGAGGGAATTTTTGATGCACTATCTATAGATGGATGTGCAATAATGCACAGTGATATTAATGATTTACAAGCAAGATTGTTAAGCACTTTACAGCGTCAAATAATCTATGTTCCAGATAGAGATAAAGCAGGGCTTCAAGTGTGCGAACGAGCATTAGATTTGGGGTACAAGATTAGTTTACCTGAATGGGATAAAAACATAAAAGATGTAAATGATGCAGTAGTGAAGTACGGTAAATTCAACACCATTCAAAGCATATTACAAAATACAACCACAAGTCTTATTAAATTAGAAATGTATAGGAGAAAATTTACGAAATGACGAATGATTATAGTTATGAAGTTCAACTTTTGTTTTTGAGGATGATGATAACTAATGCTGAGTTATATACCAGAGTTACCAATATCATGAATCCACAAAACTTTGATAAGAAGTTGAGACCAGTATGTGAATTTATAGTTGACTATTCTAAGAACTACAATATATTACCAGACCCTATTCAGTTAAAGGCAGTAACCGAAACTGAAGTAGAAATCATTCCTGAATTAAATGATGATCATACCAATTGGTTTTTGAAGGAGTTTGAAGCCTTCACCAAGCGTCAAGAATTAGAACGTGCGATATTGAAGAGCGCGGAGTTGTTAGAAAAGAATGAATATGGGCCAGTTGAGAAACTAATCAAAGATGCGGTTCAAATTAGTTTGCAAAAAGATATGGGTACAGATTACTTCTATGACCCTAAATCTAGACTTATGGCATTAAAGTCTAACAATGGTCAAGTATCGACTGGTTGGCCAAGTATGGACAAGAAACTGTATGGTGGATTTAACAGAGGTGAATTGCAGATTTTTGCAGGGTCATCTGGTTCAGGTAAAAGTCTATTCATGCAAAACTTAGCAGTTAATTGGGCTCAAGCAGGACTTAATGGTGTATATCTTACACTTGAATTAAGTGAGGGCCTCTGTAGTATGCGACTTGATAGTATGATGACTGATGTTTCAACCAAAGATATTTTTAAAAATATAGATGATGTTGAACTTAAAATCAAAATGATGGCAAAACGATCAGGTCAGTTACGTGTTAAGTACATGCCAGCACAGAGTAATGTAAATGATATACGTGCTTATTGCAAGGAACTACAGGTTCAAACTGGTGTAAAAATTGATTTTTTATGTGTTGATTATTTGGACTTACTGATGCCAGTTGGTGCTAAGGTAAGCCCCAGTGATTTGTTCGTAAAAGACAAGTATGTAAGTGAAGAACTTAGAAATCTTGCAAAAGAGTTGAATGTATTGTTTGTAACAGCTAGTCAGTTGAATCGTACTGCGGTTGAAGAGATTGAATTTGACCACAGTCATATCAGTGGTGGTATTTCAAAGATCAATACTGCTGATAATGTTTTTGGTATTTTCACAAGTAGAAGTATGCGTGAGCGCGGTCAATATCAATTACAGTTAATGAAAACACGATCAAGTTCTGGGGTAGGTCAAAAAATTGAATTAGATTTCAATGTCGAGACATTAAGAATCACAGACCCAGACAAGGGTGAAGACAGTAATGTAGGTTACAACAAACCTAATCCTAGTCCTAACAACATTATAGGTACGTTGCAACAAAACAAAGTAAAAATTGATAGTGAAACTGGAGAAATTCTAAATACAGAAAATGAAGGTAAGAAAGTTGTTGCAAATACACAAGGAAACAAATTGAAGGCCTTGTTGAATGATCTAAAGACTAAGAAATATACTTAATTCAGATAAATACTGGTATCATGCAAAAGAAAACTAGAAGCTTGTTAGAAGAATTAGAATCGATAGGCAAGAATCGGGACATTAATTATGTTGTGGAAAACCGAGCCCACAACATAATTACAAGTGCCATTAATCTACTTGAAATGATCAACAAGCATTATGACAAAGAAACTGCTGAATTGCTTGAAAGAAAACTTTTAAATGCAATACGAGTAAAAGATCAATCTAAGTTTTCAAAATCTATAAGGAAAAACCATGAAGTTTAATGACTTTAAAAATAAAAACTTAGAAGAAGGTTTTTGGGGTAATATGTTAGATAAATTTCAAGGTGATACTGCTACTATTGCAAGAAATGAATTCGTCAAAAAATTCTTTCAAAAGGTATACACTGATTTAGATAGTGCTATTACAGGTGGGATGGTAGATCCAGATTCAACTGTATTTTTAGGACAACAAGCAAAACCGCAAACACCAACACAACCTCAGGCACAAACTGCTTCACCGCAACAAGGACAGGCACTTGATTTAGATGCATATAAAC